TTCTCTTCTAGGTTCATGCCGTACTTGGGTAGATCGGCACTCTTGACCAACATGTTCAACTCATATCTCTCGTTGGAATTGAAGCCATTAAAGAACAGAGTTTCATCGGTGTTAAACACCACATGGAATAGGAACTTCTGTTTCGGGATCAACTTGAAGTTGTCGTCGAGGTAAAGTCGAGATGCGTGTCTGAAGTCCTTCATGCCAGGAAGACCGTCCTGGAATCCTTGTAAAAAATTATTAATGCTTGGCATATGCGTATTTATGGCCACAAAAAAAGCGCCATATAAAGGCGCTTTTGATGTTTATAATTGCTAACTTAATTCTTATTAACCACCTGTACTTAGAGTACCGATAGTTCTCGCAACTGCTGTTCCGATTCCTGTTCCTGTCGGAGTTTGAATCGCATTGTCGTATCTAATCGACATCGTGATAGTTGCTGGATCTGAAGTTGCGTATGCTAGTGTGTTGTAGTTCACGTTCTCAACATATGCACCGTATAACTCAAATGTTTCTAAAACATTTGGTGCAGTTGCTCCGTTACCACCATCAAGCATTTCAATCCTTGCAGTGAATTTGTAGTCGATACCACTTGCCGCACTTGACTGTTCGAAGAAGTCGAACTGTTTCTGGATCTGCTCACCAACTAGTTTAGTCACTGAGTTGTTTACGTCATCTCTTAGGTTGATTGTGATCGGATCCCAAGTGTGTTTGCCCGCAACGTATACTTTAGAGTTGTACACATCTAGTGTCACGTTGTCGAAAGTAAGGTTTGGTCTTGTGATGTCTATTACTTGTTTTGTTAATTCTGATCTCGGTGTTGATACTCCAAAATTCTCCAGGATCGCTCTGAAACGATATTGTAGTTTTGGCATCAACAAGCCTTGTGATGCTGAACTTTGATCGTTTGCTAAAGGTACTGTAAATTTTGATAAAGTTGATATTGCCATCTGTTTCTCCTATTTATCCAAAATTAGTTCCCCAATTTTGCTATTTCTCCTGTGTTTTTGATTCTCAACGGTATGTAGATGAATTCCACTGATTTCACAGGTTCAATCGCTATGTCTACATAAAGTTCGTTTCTGTCAATTCTAGTTGCTGTGTTGTTAGTGTCATCACAAACTACTAGGAAGTCATACAACGCTCTCTGACCAACAAGCTCTAACAAGAATGATTCGATCGCTTGTTTGATCTCGTTCCTTGTCAGTTCGTCATTTGGTTCAAAGATGAATGGTTTAGCAATAGTATCTAATTGTGTTCTTAGATACACTGCCAATCTCGATACGTTGATTCTGTCTAACGCCGAACTTGCCGTTGTCTTGGTCAAGTTACCGAAGTTCACAATTCCAGCACCTGAGAAGAAAGTGATTGGGTTCACTTTTACTTCGTGCATTGAATCTCTCACTGACTCCGTTACAGATATTGTCTCGAATTCGCCACTTGAACTGTTGATGTATCCAACTGCTGTCGCATTGTCAACAATACCTCTTCTCGTACCTGCTGGTGCGAACCAAGGGAATGCCACGTTGTCGTTGTTTGCCAACACTCTAGTAATCATGTGACTCGGTGGAACCACAATTGATTTTCCTGTGTTGTCAGTGGTCAATCCTGATGGATAGAACACGCCCAAGTAATCACTTGAGCTCACAAGTCCGTCTTCACCGTTATCGGTTGCTGATGCAGAGTTGTTTGCCCAGTTCTGTATAGATGTTGCAGTGCCTTCCAATCTCATTGGAGTGTCACCAATCACGAACGCTGTGTTGTTCCTGTCAGTGTTCAAGTTAATCATTTGTTGCATCACTTCTGGGTATCCAGGACAAGCAATTACGTTGAAGCCTCTTTGGTCTTCTCTGATCGCTTGGTTGGTAGCAATCTCAGATTTAAGTTGCTGAACCACTACTTTCCTCTGTGCTTTTCTACCAAAAGTTCCTGAACCGTCAGCGTTGTTACTTGATTTAGTAACCCATCTGTCTGGATAGTAACCTGCAACTGATTCGTTGTTGTATCTGATGTTACCCAAACCTGATGATCCTGAACTTGGATATTTTGTTGTTGTGATGTAACTGTTTTTGTATTCTTTTACATTGTAACCACTTCTTCTAGTGTTCCATAGCATGATACCTTGTGGATATAGTGCTGGATCTGGAGCATCTGGATCCAAGAAGTCACTGCTCAACAAGTCTTTGATAGAACTTGGTGTTCCGGCCTGTGAGCTGTTGTTTGCTGATTTCTCAGTTGAAGTGTGCCATCTAGCATCTGCAAACACAATACCATCTTCTGTTGTTTGGTCTGCTTTGTCAACTAGTTCCCAAGCCGCACCTGTTGTGGTCACCGCCACTTGGTTTGATGTGTTTGTAGAACTTAGAGTTGCTGATGTGTTGTACTTGTAAATTTTTGGATAGTTCTCTAGGTCACTAGTGTCGATCCATAAGTCGTTTGTTACAAGTGCTGTTCCATCTGACTGTTTAGTTGGTGCCGTTGCACTGAACTGTGGACCATTTGGATCGGTTGACGTGTAAACCTGCGCATAACCTTTCCAAGTTGTTCCGTTGTGAGTCATGATGTCTGCTTCGTCGATCTTTGTGTCATACCATAATGTGCCATCTACAGGCTCATTAGATGGTGCACTTGTAGACGCAGTGTAACTCAATCTCTTCCAGTTACTTGCAACCACTTCGTTACCAACAGTCGAGTCTTCTGATTCTCCAGTTGGTGCAACATACAAGTTGTCAATCAATGTTGAACTGTTGGCTGTGTATGTTCCATATGCGTGAGCATCACCTGTACCAAAACCAGCATCATCCAGTGGAGTACCAGATGTGTTGTTCATCCTGAACTCTCCACCTAGTTTGTGTTTGATCTGTATCGCGCCTTTGTACTCACCTGTGCTTATTACTGATGCCTCTAGGTTAGTAAAACCAGCGGCAGTGAACGCTGTCACGAAATCTTCAGCATCACCTAATGTTGAACCGTCTCCAGAAATCATAGTGACTGTCTTGGCCGCCGCTAGTGCCTCTTGGTTTTTAACTGATTCTCTTACAGTGAAACTTTCGCCTGCTGTGAAACTTGGATAAGTTGTTTTAGATGAAATTACAGTTTGTCCACCTTCGTATCTGAACAGTTGGAAATCACCCACATTTGTAGTTGTGTCAGCACCGCTTGATAATGATTGCTCTGTGATGTTGAACTGTGTGTAAAGTGCACCGACTGATAAACCTGTTCCACCATTTGATGGATCTAGATTGTAGATAGCACTGTGATGTGTTGCGTACAGTGGTGAATCAACAGTTGAAAAACTTGCAGATGATGAACTGTAAAGTTTTGCAACTATGTTTGCACCAGAATTAGCGTTGGTAGTCTTGAACCAAACTGAGCCGTTAGGTCTGTTCTCATCCGCTGTCTTCCAAGTAGGTCTGTTAGTGTGTTTGGCTTGCAAGAATTTTGCACCATTCTTAACGCCTGCTGTGATTCCAAGGTCAGCAAGTAAAGTGCCTGTGCCGGCTTCAAATCTAATTGTGTTTGCACCAGCAGAACTATCACCTGTCAATAAACCGTTGTGGAATATTTCTAAGTTACCTGTTGCACTATTGATGCTTGAACTTACGTTTACAATGCTGGCATTGTTGATCGCTGTGTTAACGTCTGATAATGCTGTACCACTTGGTGATACGTTGATACCGTTTACGCTCATTGAGTGTCCACTTGTTACTGTCGTTCCAGAAGCAACTGTGATCACAGGCAATGTTAAGTGCCAAGCACTTGAACCTAAATGTACCCAAGTGTTGCTTGAAGATTTTTTGTAAATCTTGTTGCTTACGTGAGTAGTGTTGATTGCGTAGTCACCTTGAGATCCTACTGATGTTTTTGGTGCACCAGTTGAAACGTTACCTACCAGGTCAGTAACATTAGTAATCAATGTAGGTGTCTTTGCCGTAAATTTTTGATCTGTTTGGCTCCACTCAAATATACCATAACTGCTTGATGCAAGGTCAAACCAGTATGTACCGTCTGTTGGGTTTGCTGTAGGAGAACTTGCACTTCCGATCAAGTCTGAAGTGTCTACGTTTGCTCTTAAAACATATGCTCTGTTGGCAACTCCTAAGAAACTGTAAGCCGCTTGTAGACCATATTCGTTCAATTCATAACCGTGTAATGAATTTCCTGAAGCGTCTGTGTAGAATTTTGGATCTCCAAATGTTTCTGTTAATTCTCTTTGTGATGAGATAAGATATGCAGTGTTGGCGTTTGCAGTTGTTGTTCCTGCCGCTGTGCCGTCGCCTGCTCCGTTTTTCTTATCTTGCGATGATGCTACTATAAAAAGAGGTGTCGTACCCGCATCTGATGGTACATAAAAACTTTCGTTTATTACACTTACCTCTACTCCTGGTGATGTTAAAGCCATTTTACGTTGTCTCCTTGCAAGTTATACGTATACTAGAGTTATTTATTAGATCATATGGTTTTTACGACAAAACTTACCAAATTTTGGTGCCTATATAGGCGACGTAAATACAGTCATGCAACACACCACCAGACCTTTATGTAAACAGTGTATGAGCAAGCCTAGGGCTTATGCCTACAGGAGGAATGGTCGCGTCTACTGGAGAAGCCTGTGTGACACGTGCAGTAGGAAACGTAAAGGTAAGCGTGTTGGGGGTATTACTCCGTTGCAGAGATCTGGTTATAAAAAGAAGAAAAAGTGTGAACTTTGTGGCTTCCGTGCTCAAGACAGCATACAACTAGACGTGCTGTTCGTGGACGGAAATCTTAAAAACACCAGTGCTTTAAATTTAAAAACTGTTTGCGCCAATTGCCAGCGGCTGGGCACTGTCCGTAGGCTCGGATGGCGAATGGGTGATCTTATTGCCGACGATTAAAGCATCCACTTTGTTGTACAATTCTTCTAAGGTTCCGTCGTTTTGTATCACGTGATCAAAATCAGATCTCGCCCACACGTATTCTGACGAATGCACACCCGTTGGCTGTACGTTGCCTTCCACGTAGTTCGTAAACCAGTCTGGATCCTCGCCCTTCTTCACACGTATGATGATGCCTCCACGTTCTCTGATCTGGTCTACTTCGTTGGGGAATCTCGTATCTGATATCACTGTTGGCTTGCCGTCATACCTGCCCAGGCAACTGTCCACCCATATGGAGTCATACATCTGCCCACGCATCACTTCTGTTCCGAAGTACTGCAAAACCCATCTTGGTGTTACCGGCTTGCCAAACTGTTGGCTCCAGAAAGCGTCTGGCTGTTCGCGCCATTCTCTGCTCTCCTTGGTGCCACCTTCCAGCATCTCACGATCCCAGTTGAACATTGAGGCAACGGCGTCCTTTAGACTTTTTGCGAAACTGTCTTTCCTGTAGCCGTGCTTGTCCACCAGACGTTGTGCCACCGTGTCTTTACCAGAACCTATTAGTCCCACAATTCCTATCAGCATCTGTTGATTATACTATTTCTTGAGACGTTTTTCAATCTCTTTTTTGGCCTCTTTTACAGTATCCAAAATTGTCCTTCGGAAATCTTTCTTGCCCTTTTTTAGCGCAAGAAGACTCATGTTCTCTAGGTCAGTTACCACGAGCTCTAGTTCGTCTAATGTGAGATCTTTATAAGTCCTATAGTTGGAGTCCGTCATGACAACGGTATTTAATTTGTACTAATTGATTATTAACCTATAACAAAACTGTGTGGAGTTCCGCCTTCTTGGAAATTACCTATCTCAGCATCGAGCCTTTCCATTTCTGCTTGACCTTCATTCTTTAGTGCATCACCGTTTAGTGTTGTGCCTCCCTGTGGTCCTGCTATGGTGTTGAATTTGCCTCTGGCCTCACCTAACATAACTTTGCACACTGCAAGAGTGTAGTCTCTGATCCATGGTTTGGAGTATATGTCCTTGAACAACGTGATGTCTGGTCTGTAGTTGTCAGTGTGCATCAACACAGTCTCGTCGTCGGCCCTAGGCCTCTGTGTGATAGTAAGTTTTTTAGTGGCGTTGTCGTAGTGGAATTGTATGAAACTACCAAACATTTTGCCCACTAATTCTTGATATGATGCAAAAGCATAATACGTGGCGAGTCCTCCGGTTGCACCTGCCCTCAAAAGATATGTGTTTGTGTAGGCAAGGTTGAAAGGCTCAAATAGTGTTCCGCCTTCGCCGCCCTCTGTACGAGATCCCACAGTCCTTCTGTTCAAGTTTCTCACATTGATAACTTCGTCCGGAAGAATGTAGGTGTTTTGGTTTTTCTTTAATTCTAAGAAAGCATATGATTCTTCAACAGCATTTGATGATCGTTGTCTATACCTGTTGGTTGCCCTTTCGAGAGCAGTATGGTAGTGTTTTGGGTCTAATTCCACATCTATCATGCCCTCACCGAGGTTGTTTTTGACGTAATCAAATATCTCTTGTTGGCCTGTTTGAAGTTCTGACATACACATATTTATAGCCTTTGCCTGCGCAATAAATATGTGTGATATGCCAAGATTATCCATTTTCAAGCCAGAAAAGGGCAACGACTACAAGTTCTTTGATCGCAACATCAGAGAGATGTTCACTGTGGGTGGCACTGATCTGCACTTCCACAAATACCTAGGACCATACGATCAAGGATCCACAAACAAGGACGGGCCAGCGTCGCCCACTCAACCGCAGTATTCTGGAGACAGCCTAAACGAGAGAACCATACAAGATTTATTATTTTTAGAGAACAGAGACAGGAAATACGACGCCGACGTATACACTATCAGAGGAATTTATAATGTGCAAGACGCTGATTTCAATCTAAGCCAGTTTGGAATGTTCTTGCAGAATGACACTTTGTTTTTGACAGTCCACTTGAACGACTCTGTGGAGAGACTTGGCAGGAAACCGATGAGCGGTGATGTCATAGAATTCCCTCACATGAAAGAAGATTACAGTTTAGACGAATCTATACCTATAGCACTCAAAAGATACTATGTGATCGAGGATGTGAACAGGGCCGCGGAAGGATTTTCACAGACTTGGTGGCCACATTTATTGAGGTTAAAATTAAAATCATTAGTGGATTCGCAAGAATACAAAGACATCCTGGGAGATGCCACAACGACAGGAAGTTTGGCCAGTTATATGTCAACTTACAACAGAGAAAAAACAATATCTGACCAAGTGTTGGCACAGGCAGAGCAAGACTCACCCAAGGCAGGTTTCAATTACAAACAGTACTATGTGGCACCTATTGACGAAAGAGGAAACATAAGAACAGACGCAGTCAACAGCGATGAGAGTGTAAGTTCGGATACACCTGTCAATGCTATAATTGACACACCAGCAAGTTCACACTACGGATTCTACCTGGACGGAGACGGAGTCGCACCAAACGGAAATCCTGCAGGTTTTGGGATTTCATTTCCGAACAGCAACGTTGACAAGGGTGATTATTTCCTTAGAACAGATTACCTACCTAACAGGTTGTTTAGGTATGATGGCACAAGATGGGTAAAAGTAGAAGACTCTGTGCGTATAACTACCACGAACACAAACACAAGGTCCACGCAAAAAACTGGATTTGTTAACAACACAACAAGTTCAACCATCAATGGACTGACTGTGGAACAGAGACAGTCCCTAGAAGATGCTCTAAAACCAAAGGCTGACAATTAATGCTACATTTTTACTCAGGACAAGTTAGGAAATTTTTGACACAATTCATGAGAATTCTCAATAATTTTTCTGTAGAAACAGGCAAAGGTTCAGATAGGCAAGTTGCACTTAGACCTGTGCCAGTGGTTTATGGTGATCCCACAAGACAGGTGGCAAATATCATAAAAAATAATTCAGAGAATGCATTAAATTATGCACCAAAGATTGCCTGTTACATCAGAGAGTTAAACTATGACAGAGAAAGAATGCAAAATCCTTACCACATCGAGAAACAACATCTACGTGAAAGAGATGTCCTGTCTGACGGTACCTATAGCAATAGACTAGGTGCTGGTTACACAGTTGAAAAAGTTATGCCATCGCCCTTCAGATTGGAAGTCACAGCAGATATCTACAGTTCAAACACCGATCAGAAATTGCAAATTTTAGAGCAAATACTATATTTGTTCAATCCAGATTTTGAG